ATATTGCATCACAGCAGGCTCGATCGCGATGATCCTAGGTGTCTTGAGCGTTTTAGGTACAGAGATGACCCTCACGGGCTTCTCTGCGCCGGGTTCGAGGACGTTAAGCACCTCACGCATAGCGGAAACCCTTTCGGGTTTCTGATTTGCGATGAGATACTCTTCAGGGAACATTCCTGCTTCCTGAAGACGAGTAGTCCAGGTTCGCTGGTCCCACTTCCCGTTCTGGGAAAGCCGGTCAGCGACAGCGCCTGGACCATGCTTAGGGATTAGCCTCCCAAACTGGAGATCTCTCTCCAGTTTGTCGAAGACTTCTCCGAAAAGCATGCCCGAAACCCTCATAAAATCCTCCTTGTAAGAAGGATCCAAAAGGGAGTCGGACACCTTAACGCCCTGCTCACACTGGACGAAATCCGACATCGCGCGAATCTCCCGCTCACGTGTTACCACGCGAGCTGGGTTCCGAGTGGAACCCTTGGGGGACTCGATCTTGCTGAACATCAGCGTTAGCTGACGAATAGCATAGATTGCCTCGATGTCGGGGTCATCCATGAGTACGCCACTACCAGGCACGAACACACGGTCAAGGAACCCTCCGAGGAATCGGGGGCGACCTAGTCGAACATCCCATTTGAATTTCGGGACGTCCGATGCAGGACCGACAAAACCTTGGTCTAGCCATTTTTGGATGGCCTTTCCAAAGTCTGCCAGGGTTACGGCCAAAAACCATAACCCCTCGTGTTCGTACCGACTCACGACCGTTGTTTGGTCGCGAGTGGCGCTAGTGCAACATCTTACGGCAAGTTCTTCTGCCGTAATGGACCAGAGTGACGTCAGGCTTTTCACCCAGCCTCCTTTCACAGGGGGGTAGGGATCCTTAGCCCAGTCGTCAAATCAGTAGCTGTACCAGTCTAAACGACCCGAACTACTTGTCCGAGAGCCTCATTGCTGAGACTCCCGTGACCAGAAATTCGGACCACTGGTCAACCAGGTCCTGGAGGTCCACCTCGTCCAGCATCAAGCTGAGGCGAATGTGTCCCACCGGGTCGGCTTTGAGGTCAAACAAGTTGAACCCAAAGTCCCACAGGGCGTTCCCGATCGAGGTTTCCCTCGCGAGAGACGCAATGTGGCTGAGTTCCATGTCGGAACGTTCCGACAGGGGGCGTGCATTCATATTACGCGTTCCTTCTCCGGAAAGTTCCGGTTTGGATTGATATTAACTACTGATATGCCCAGATACTCGATTAGGTTATAGGACTGTCAGTGACCCTCCTTAGCCGCTTTACAGCAGCCAGGTAGCGTCGAAAGGCGATCCTTTCCCTAACGGTCGGTTTGTCAGCCGGCCACACGTCAACGCTAACCATGGGAGGCCGGTCCAAAGGACCGGGGTCTCCCGGATAAAACGTGACGTGCACGAGCATCCGATTCTCTCCATCTAGTTCGGACATATGTCTTGACCGAACAAGATGGCATCACCTGCGAGGTAGAACGCATCAACGAGGACAACAGTGAGCACCAGCAGTTTTCTGCTAGGTAAACTCTGAAAATCCCGATCGATGCGGCGACGGCCCGGGGAACCACCCCGCGAGTCGTCGCGTCTCGGTCCTCTGATATAATTACTCATTGGACCGATTCCTCCACCCCACGTGAGTGGTAGCGAAGTGGAGGGAGAGCAAGTCTAAGACTCGCCTCCCAACAGCTTCGAGACCACCGCGTTGGTGTTGGCCGTGAGCAGGGTGTTCAACCCTACCCACGCAGCCAGCACCTCCGCGGCCGTGTAGCCGACCTTCGGCGTGTCAAACACGACGTAGGAAGACATCGAGACCGCTCGGTTTTCCGAGGGCCTGAACGGGTCCGCGGTGATCTTGCTGGTGTCGAGCCGGAGCATCCGGCGGGTGCGCTCCACCTTGTACTGGTGGGACGCCTCCACACGGATCAGTCCGTCACCTGACTGGTACTCACTTTTGTCGTCTCCCACGCTGATGCGCGGGAGGGGCGTAGTGACCCCAGAGATGGTAACGGAGAGCGGATCGGAGAACGACATGGGCATCACTCCTAGGAGTCGGTTAAACTCCCATTGGCGTTTTGGACAATACAGCTCATCCCTGTCAACTTAGATCTTTTGGATCTCCTCGGGTAACACCCAAGGCTGACAGGATAAGCACCTGAGTTGGTGATAAACCGTCCCAGGATACTCCGAACCCAAAGGGGTTAGCCCGCCTGCGTATCTTCGTTTCAGTAACGAAGCTTAACGCTTGCGGATACGTGGATTGACGAAAGTTCGTCTCTCCAGCGTAACTATAGGTGTCACGGACAAAAGAATGCTCCATGATATACCCATAGTGCATAACCAAGCCATCGCTGGCCCACGAGGAAATGTTCGAAAGAACATCTCCAACATTGGTGAACCAGTCAACAGCCCAGCTCCAAGGAGCAAGGTTCCACACGACAGCGGGTGTTAATTCCGCGCCGTAAACGAGCCTTGCTTTCTGGGCGGCCCTACTCAACCCCTCCGCGGACTTAAGTCCAGGAGGCATTGGATAGGTAAACGCACCAGAGAACCAGCGTCTACGATAGGTTTCCCTTTCGTGGATAAGCTGGCCCTTGGGGGACTTGCCAGGGAGCGTCCAAGTGGCACCAACCGTCATAAACGGGTGGTGGTTATTGAAGACAACCCTACTGGTCAAAGTCCTTTCGGGCGGGAAAGAATACCCTCGTCGAACAGGGCGGCCGGCATCACGCTTCAGCTGAGTGAGTATTTCATCAGCAAGAATCGTGGAACGAATGAAATCGTTCACGTCGGCCACAATTGGTTTCCAGCCAAACTGTAGGTTCAAGTATTCGTTACCGAGCTTTCGCGCGGCACGAGTCTTTTCCCTATGGGCCTGGCCAATCATCTTGGGGACTCCGTCTTTCAGGAGTTCACCCAAGAAGGTGGAAACGTCGGCGAGTCTGTTGGTGGGCTTACAACGTGCAACAGCCGTAGCACCCATTGCGTTAAGAGTTGAAATACTACTCTCATTGCTAGGGGGCATGGAAGTTACTACGTTAGGTCCGACAGACGTAAGCGGTCCCCAATACTTCTGGACCGTTGTCTGATCGAAACCGCTTGCTACATAAGAAGCAAACCCCTCATTGACTTTCGTCTCGAGGAGAGACTTCTTTGTGTAGAAGTTGCCGCCAACATCACGGGTGACGCCAAGATCTGAGCGCCAACCCGGGTGTTCTTCCGACTCAGTATACTGAGTCCCACGCCAGAGTAGGTCCATCGAGCTACCCTTCCAAAGTGGACGCGATTCTTGTCTTTGAACCGCGCCATTCGGAAAGGTATCAACTCGTTGGAAGAGAGTATCCGGCCCCTTAGCGGGGAGGAACCTCTTTCTTACCGAATCTGGCAAATGGCACCACACTCCTTATGGTCCGTCGGTCTATTCGACCGAACATTACCCCCAAGTTCCCGTGATACACTGTACACGAGAGGGGGGAAGATGAACTGCACTGCGCCCAGGGCCCCTTTCGGGGCC